GCCTTGCGCCGCTCGACGATGGGAAGGATCGTGGCACCGGCGGGGAACTCGGTCTGGACGGTGGTAGCCGAGTTCTTCGTCTGGAGCGTGATTGTGACAGTGCCGGTCGTGTCGATCTGCCTCTGAGCCACGAGACTGAAGTGCGGGTAGTTTGCGCCGGATGATGGCGCAGGAATCTGGGCCTCGCGTGACGTCGTTGTCGAACCGTCGACGATCTTGATCCGGAAGTAGGCGTACTGGTCGACGTCGTCACCGGCGACTACTGCCTCGAAATTGGCAAGCACGGTAAGGATGTCACCGGCGGTGAGCGATAGCGACGTGGAGATCGCCGTGTCCTGCCACGAGTCCGATCCGGCGCCTGTGTACGTGTTCGAGTCGGTGTCCTCGACCTTGTCTTTGATTCGTGTCGCCCGCTCCTTGAGCCACTGAGCCGCGTTGGCCTGCGCTTGTGCGACTTCCTCGTCGTCGGCCGCGTCGTAGGTCTCGAGGTTCTTGACGGACTTGAACGTCGGCCAGGAAGCCCCGTTCGCTGTGATGGTTTTGGTTGCCATTCTAGAACCCTGCGTAGTTGCGCGTGTACGTGTTGATTGCTGTGCGCTCCGCCGTGGTTAGTTCTCGGTTGACGATGACGATCTCAGTCAGATCCGCGTCGACGGCGTACGATGGGTCGCCACCGAGGTTGAGCCCGGTCAGAGACATTGTCCCGCCAGATAGGTTGCCTGTAGTCGGCGTCCCGTTGTTCAGGCTCAGACGGGCGCCTACCCCTCGGATCGTCGCTTCATACACGTACCACGTCGCGTTGGTCCATGATGGGCCGTTGAACCCAGACGACGACGTCATGTACAGCGGAGCGCTCGACGGTGGGATGTTCCGTAGGTACGGACACGAATAGGTGCTAGGCGGCGCAACGATGTACTCAGGTGCTGCCGCATACGTCCACTTGGCGACGAGGATGATAGTGTAGTCCTCAGACACTCCTCCATACGTGGTGCAGCGGAGATATCGCGGGACGGACTTCACCAGCCGAACCGCGTCTGCTCCACTCGGAGCAGCGCCCGACGCGAGGAGGGGCCGGTAGGTTGAGCCGGTAGCGGCAAGGTCGTTCCCATTCCCTGACAGATCGTCCCACACGCTGACGTTCCCAGAGACGAGCGTAACGGTATCCGATCGGTGCCACGCAACTACCGACGACGCGCCGAGAATCGTCAGCGGGTTGATCGCCGTGACACGGCTGAGCGGACGTTGGGCGATGATCACTCGAGCACCATGAGCAGGTAGATCGACAGGTCTTGGTCGTCCGAGCTGGCTCCTGGTGCAGTGACGGCCACCTCTATCGGGGACTTGTAGTCCTGGTACACGTTGGCGTTTGGGTCCGTTGCCCACACGAGTGACCCGCTGGCTACCTCCCAGCCCTCGTTCGAGTTCTTCGCGGAAGCGAAGCCCTTGGTGAGGATCAGGTTGATCCTTGGCGGGCTGCTGCCCGCGACGCTCTTCGCGCGTAGGGCGTATCCGGCGCAGTGGGCCCGCTCATTCGTCCACAACCCGTAGATGTTTCCGTAGTCCCACAGGGCGCTGGTTGAGCCTACCGTGGCGTATTCGCCCGGCAGGTTGTACAAAACCGTCACCACCTTTTCCGGGGGACCGTACCACGCGTAGACAACGTTGCCGTTGTCGCCCAACACGGGGCCCTGAATGGTCATACTGTCCGCTGCGACTGTGTCGACTACGCCCCAGAAGTAGAAGCCTAGTATCGTGTTTGCCCATGCCCCCAGCGTGGCCACTGTAATGGTCCCGCCGAGTCCAGAACCATTGTCTGCAACGACTGTCTTGGCCCCGCCAGAGTTGTACGTTGCGGTGTGTCCGACCAAACTGGTCCGGCCGACATCGTTGAAGATCTCGGTGTGGTAGTAGCCCCCGGTGTCGTCTATCTGTGAGACGTACAGATGTCCATGGATGTCCAGAAGGGCCGGGGTAACGCCCGTCAGGTTGTTTGCGCTGTAGTAATCAGCCATCAAGACGCTCCGGTGTTGTTGATGAAGTAGCCCGTCTGGCACATCAACCGGATGGCGTAGCCTGGCTGAACTGACCCGGTCAGGTCGGTCAGCATGCCCAACTCGTGCACGTCAGCAGGTTCGGACTCGTAGTCGACGTCCGCCGTCAACGGCACCCAGACACCCGCGCTGGCCGACAGCTCGTCCAAGGTTTCCATCGCCTTCTGGACGGTGTTGTCGGCTGACGACAGGTTCCCGTTGAAGTTCGTGGTGCGGTGCGGTCAACGTGTCCAGCACCGCTTTCAGGTAGCCCGTCCTATTGGTGAGGTCGCTGATGGGGCCATCGAGGACATGGGGCCCGTAGGGGTCAGCCCCGGGCTCGTACACGACGACGGAGACCCACTGGTCGCCTGTGATGACTCTCATGCTTCGGTGTACCCTTCCTCGCCGACATCCCCGACGATGATGCGGCCGCCCCGGGTCGGCCCCGACACGCCGCGCCGCCACCAAGGCCCGCGAACGTCGTAGATACCGTCTTCGGTCATGACGAACAGCACGGCGAAGCAGGTCTCGCCGCCGCCGCGCCACTTGCGGATCGAGCGTTGGAGAGCCGGCCACGTGCCCTTGTCCATTCTGGTCCCGCGACACCCCCAGTCAGTCCCAAAGCGGCTGTCCCCACGGATGAACGTGGGATCGCCTCGCACGTGGGCCACATCGCCGCCGGTCTGGGCGTAGTAGTCGATGATGACCCAGAACCTCGACCACTGCGATGGGTCGCCGCCGTCCGGGATCTGGCGGAAGATGCGAACAGGGGCAAGCCAGACGTTCCCATTCTCGCTCGGCCAGTTCGTAGGCCAGTCGTCGAGCCCCCATCGCGGAGCTGTGAAACCGCACGAGCCCACGCCGGCCAGGATTCCGGGTCCTGTGCCCGACCAGGTCCAGGTAAGCCAGGCGTCTCTGAGCCTGACGGCATACAGCGCCGGTGACTCGTTGGGCGCCCGTTGAATCTGCCGCTCCCACCCGAGCTCGACGAGGGCGTCATCGGGCGCGTAGCGAGGATACCGCGCGAGCACGCCCTGGAGCATGCGCTTCTTCTGCCAGTCGTACTCCGCCGCAAACGCCGTGACCCACTTCGTGCCCCATGCCCCCTTGAGCCGTGGCGGCGAGAGCACCTCGGTGGCGTATTCGACGAAGCTGGACATCAGACCTCGGTGACGGTCAACGAGTCGGGGTTGCCGATGACTGCAACGAATGTGTCGGCTGGAGTGATGTCGGCGACAGGAGCAACCAGCGCGACGTTGCGCACCTTCGCGGTGTCGTATTGGAGAGCGTCGACGATCTGGGTGAGGTAGGCGGTGTCTCCCATCGACAGGGTACGGAGGTAGACCGCGAGCTCGGCGAGCGCCGCGGCCTTGGCGACTGACCCGTAACCCGCGACTGCGTAGATTACACCGGTCAGGTCGATGAGTTGATTGGCAGCACTCTGAACAGTCACCGAAGTGCAGAGCGGCTTGCGCGCCTGAATCCAGCTGTTGACGGTGTTCACCACAGTGGGGATGAGCTCGCCGTCGGGCCCAGCGATCGTGACGATGACGTTGCCGTTGCCGTACGGATCGATGTCCACGCGGACGCGAGTCACCTGCGCGGCATATGGGTGCTCGTTGCGGCAATAGTACACGTACCAATCGACGTTTGCGCCAATGCCGAGCACAGCCCATCGGCTTCGACAACGCTGCTTGATGAGCGTGTCCGTCTCCTCATCGGTGCCCTGCGTAGTGGCCCACGTCCCGGACCCGTTGTCGATGTTGGTACAGGTGACGCCGACGAGGGTGGTGACGAGCGTCGTGATGGTGCCAATAGAGACGTTGTAGTCGGCGCCCGGGCTCTCAGCTCGGATGGTGACGTCGAGCGTGCCCCCACTGGCAAGCGTGCCGCCGGTTGTGTTCCAATAACGTCTGACTCCGTCCGTGAACCAGAGTTGACCTGGGAGGATGGTGTACGGGCCCTCGCCAGCTGCACATGTGAGACGTTCGGTCCCTTCGGCGTAGGTGGCGGGGTAGCGAGTGAGGCCATAGACCTCTCGCGCATAGAGAGTGAGCCAGTTGCCCGTCGCTGTCGACAGGAATCCCGCCTTCGCGACCTCGACCTGAGCCTCGGAGTACATCCGAGACTCCTCCGCGTCCATCTCGATCAGGGTGCGAGCGACTCCGCCATCTTCCCAGTCGGTAACGGGGAATTCAGCGTCCTCGAGCCGGGCGAGCAGACGAGCCTTTGCCTCCTCGTTGGTCGAAGAGGTGATCAGGGACTCAAGCGTGATGGTAACGGTGGTCATGCTTGCACCGTGAGCAGCTCAGTCTTCGCGGCGGATACCGATGCAACGAGACGAAACGGGCCAGCCGCGCTCCTGCAGTCGAGTTGCGTGCGGAGTGTGCGGGTCGCTGGATTCCACTGCACAGCCGACTTCGCGGTCTTCACCCTAGGGTCTTTGCGCGCTTCGGATTCGAGGCCAGCGCGGCACGCGTGGAGGTCTTGCCTGTCGATCTCTGCGTGGCAGTAAGCGTTCAGGCTTCGCCCATAGTCGAGCGCATAGAACAGCCCACCTCGCGGTGTGCGGGTCCTCCAGGCGACGTCCCACGCCACGTTCCGCGTCCCGCTCGTGAGTCGCAGGTGCGGATCGAGGTCCTCCTCGCACATGATGTCCACGCCGAGGTCGACTTCGTTTGCCATTGGTCACCTGATGGGGATGGTCTGTTCGAGCGGGGCTGGCGGAGCTGTGGGTGCGCCAGCAGTGGTCGACGTCTGAAGACCTCCGGTCGTCAGCGAGATGACGGCCTCTGCGTTGGCCTGGATTTCGTCGACGATTGCCTGCGCAATTGCGTAGCAATCGGCCTTCAGGGGCCCGTGGTCGTCCGGTTCTGTCGAGATGCCGATGGTCTCTGCAACAGCTACGCGCTTGTCATAGATGCGCTTCGATAGCCCTGCCGTGCACGTTGCGTTTCCAGCGTCGAGCGTCATTCAGCAAGAACCTTCGTGGATGCGGAGGTGATGAGGTATGGGCCGGCGGTGTCGCCCAGGCGAGCCACACCTCTCAGCGCATCCTTCCCGAACTTGATTGTCACGGACGCGTCGATGACGACGGTGATTGGTGTTCCGCTCTCCCAGATCTCGGCGACCGGCTTCGATGGGTCGCCGGCCTCGAAGGCGAGCAGTACGCGAGCGCCAGGTGGGACCGTGAGTGCTAAGCCAGGAAGGCCCACGCGGATGGGCACGCCCTTGATACCTGGAATGCGGCTGTCGTCTGGCTTGAGCTCGAGCTTGCCGCTCGCCTCCTGCGACACAACTCGAGCTGGGTAGCGTGCGAGGTAGTCGAGCCGAGCGCCCACGAGCTGTTCGAGCACGGACTCGAACGCTGACTTGAACCTGTCCCAGTAGGTCATCCGAACCAGACCTTCGTGCGCGATTCGTGTGGAGAGACGCAGACGCGCTCGACGTGGCGTGACCGGAACGTTGTCCCTGGGAGCAGGAGATCGTCGGTTGCGATTAGCACGGCATCCTGCTCGGGTTGCTCATCCATCAGGTCGTAGGTGATGCTGGCTTCCGGCCAGTTCTCATCCCCGAACCAGAACGTGCCGTCGGGGAGGAAGCGCCACGCGAATCCGGCTTTGCGGGCCAACATCCCGAGGCATTGGTGGGCGGGACGCGCGGTCCTGACCCAGTGATTCAGCACCAGGTCGAGCCCGCTTGTCACCGACGACGACAGCTCTTCGCCCGCCTCCTCGAGCACGTCGCGGACTGGCAATAGGACGGGTGCACCTTGGTACGCCTTGGCTGGCAGGTCCTCGGCGAGCTTCCCGGCTCCGCCAACCATCCGAAGTGGGATCCGGCCGTGCTTCGTCTCGCCGCCGTCTGCCACCGCGCCAACGACATCCTCGGACCATCCGGGATAGGAAAGCGTCGCGGTACCCGCGAGGGACACGTCGCCGTCGAGCACGATGTCTGCCCACCAGACACCAATCCTGGGCAGGTGGATCGAGGCCTCGAGCACCGTGATGCCGTTGAGCGTCCCTGCCATGTCTCACTCGTAGGTGCGTTCGTCCTCTTCCCAGTACCCAGGAGTGTCCCAGTCGTCGCCTGTCTCCGGAGGGATCGGTGGGGGTGGCCCAGGAGGCTCAAGCCCGTGCGCCTTGGCGATGTCTTCCCAGGCCACGTCGGCTCCAGACGCAACAAGCGCAAGCCAAGCAGCCTCGGCGTCCTGGCGAGTAGCATTCTCGGTCTCGCCCTCGGCGGACTTCGCTCCGGTGGGAGTCTTCGTGCCGACGTCCTTCGGTTCCGCATCCCACTCGATGCCGAGGATGGTGACGGTCTTCGTGCCTGGGATGCGTCCGTCCTCGATGGCGCCTGGGCGTTTGACCATGATCGCGCGGATGCCTTCGAGTTCCGTGACCGGATGCACGATCTCCTGAGGGTCGGATTCCTTTTCGTCGTTGGGGTCGCGGAGCTCGGCGCGGATGATGCGCCACTCGCGCAGCTGGGGAGGAGTCCAGAGCAGGAGGGTGATTTGGACCTCCGCAGGCTCCCACCCTTTGACCGTCAGTTTCGCCTTCGCCTTGCCATCTGGGCTCTTGACGTCGATCTTGCGTTCGGCAGGCTTCGAAATCTCGACGTGGGCCAATCCCGGAAGTTGATGCGGTCCCAGCTTGCAGCGGTCCCAAGGCGATCGCTCGCCAGTGTCGAGGATGCCTAGGGTGGATGTGACCCAGAACGGCACCTCCTCGACGATCGTTGCCGGCGTCGTCGGCTGACCGTCGCCCGTGGTGGAGCCAGGATCGTCTTCGGGCGGCCGCCCATTCTCCCCTGGTGGCGTCCACGGTCCGAAGGTGTCGTTGTCGACTGGCATTGTCTAGCTTGCGCGAGGTTCCGCGTTCTGCGAAAGTCTGGATATGCGCAACTCGTTGATTCTCTTGATGGTGTGGACCGTGTTCTCAGTGGGATGCTGCAAGACGAGAGGGTCGTCCGGCTCATCGTCCAAAGCATCATCCACACCTGCTCCAGCAGGACCGAAGACGTGGGCGTACAACATCGCTCGAGCCGCAAGGACCCCGCTCGTCTTGGACCCGAGCCACATCGACAAGAATGGCGACCGATCTATCATCTACTCATACGACATCAGCAAGATGGGAATGCGCGATGGCGCGCCAAGTCTCGCTGTCTTGAAGTCTGACAAGGATGCTTGGCTGTTCACCGTCGGAACCTCGAAGTATGTGGAGCTATCGGATTTCGGAGAGGCAGAATTCGTCGCAATGGGGACTGGACGCAATCGATGGTTCAAAATCAATAGCGGACCGCTCTCCGGGCACTACGTCGAAAAGATATCGCTCACCGGTGAAGACGAGCACAACTGGTTCGTTGTGAACAAGGCATTTGCGTGCAACCCGATGAATTCAATGAGACGTAGGTTGGAGTGCTGCGGATACTGACTAGTGCGCCCCACCAAACTCCAAAGCCACTTCCTCGAACGCCTCGAGGATGCCAGCCTTGATCTCCGCATGGTCCCCGTTGCCGTTGATGACGATGGCGTTGCTTCCGAGGTTGAACACAACCGACTTGCCACCGCTCGCCCCGCCACCGGAGGACCTGGACGACATGCCTCCTGCCGGAAGCTGACGCGGAGTCGGCGGTGTGACCATGTCGTAGACGGAGGACTTGACCCGCGGGGCGCTCTCCTCGATTCCGCCCCCGAAGCTTCCACCAGCGTTGAGGCCGAGCGCCTTCATCTTCTTGGAGGGGCTGTGCATGTCGAGAGCCGAGCGGACACTTCCCTCAACGGCGTTTGCCATCTCGATCGCTGCACCGACCGCCGCACTGGTTCCGGATCTGATGCCGTCGGCAAGTCCGAGCACCAGGTCGATCCCGGCTGAGAACATCTGCCCCGGGAGCATGAGGAGGAAGGCGTTGATCTGGAAGAATCCCTCGGTGAGCGACCCAACCCACGTCACCACGGCGCTGACTCCGGAATACAGGGTGCTGGTCAATCCTCCCACCCATCCGACTAACTGAAAGAGATACATGGTAGCGGTGGCGGACGATCCAAGAACCCAGCCTAGCGCCTCCCCCACCACCTTGAATGCCTTCCCCATCTTTTCAACGTCTGTGGCCTTCGATCCGTCGATGCTGTCAAACGACTCCAGTAGCGGTCCAAGTCCAGACAGCAAACCTTCCTTGAAGCCGGCGCCGAAGGACTCGATCATAGGAAGGACGCGTTCCACGATGGTCAGAATCTTGTCGAAGGTCTTGCCGGCCGACTTTTCATCGAACTTGCCGAGCATGTCCGACAGGCTCTTACCGATCCGGTTGATGAGTGCGACGATGCGTTGTCCGCTGTCCGACTTCGGATCGAGAGCCTTGTTCAGCCACGCACCGGCGTCTTTGAACCACGTGAAGTACTTCGCGAGTCCGCCCTTCATGTCCTTGCCAGCGGCCTCGAACAGCTCACGAGGCCGGGAGGTGAGGGTGGACCAGATACCGGTCCAAGCGTTCGAGAAGTCCACCATCGCCCCGCCGAGTTTGCCGCCGGAGTATGTGGTTCGGATGACCTCGAGGATCGCCTTTTCGGCAACCGCAGAACTGATCTTCCCGGAACTCATCGCTTTGCGGACGGCGTCCACGGACTTGCCGCCCATGTCCTTGCCGAGCTGCTCGTAGATCTTGCCGCTGATTCCCTGGAACGATTCCATCTCCATCACTTCGCCAGTGAGCTTGCCCATTCCGCGCAGCTTCGCGAAGCCCCGGACCATTTCGTCAATCTTGCTGGCGTCGAAGCCCTTCATGGCCGCGACGTCACCGATGGCATTCATGTACTTCTCGAGCTCGTCGGTCTTGAAGCCGCCAACCAAGAGCTTCTGGTATGCACTAACGATCTGGTCGGTTCGGAATGGCGTCTTCGCAGCGAAGTCAACCGCCCGGGCGTAGAGCTTGTCGGCGGCTTCCGAAGTGCCGAGCATCGTCTTGAACGCGATCATCGCGTCCTCCCGGAACGACAGCGCGGACATCCCGAATTCGGTGAACGCGTAGACGGCTTTGGAGGCGAAGTAGGCAAGACCCGCAGTAGCCGCTGCCGCGGCAACAACGATAGCGCCGATCGCGCTTGCAAGCGCGATCGCTCCAGTCTTAGCAACCCCACCGACCGAAGTCCCGAACATGCCGAGCACGCCGTTGGCCTTGTCCACCGCTGACCCAACGCTCACGAAGCTACGGGACAGCGCCATGGCGGCGCTTGCCGCACTGGGCCCCCCGACGTTGCCGATGGTCTGAATCATCCGTTGGAACAGGCTCAGTTTCCCGAGTGTGGCATTGGGAACAATATCAGTGCCGTCGCCCGCACCCTTGATGAACCGGCCCTTGGAGTCCCGCGCGCGGTCGAGAGCCTTTACAGCCTTGTTCGCTTTGGTGAGCGAGTCCGTCATCTTGTCGACGCTGGAAGCCACCTTTCGGGCTGGCGCCGAGCCGAAGTCCGTGATCTTTACTGCCCAGCTGAGACCGGCCATATCACTTGTCCTTGCTTGTGTCGTAGAAGGCTACGGTCTTGGTCTCTTGTTCGCCTTCGATGTGAACGAGAACCGGCATGAACCTCGACTCGACAGCTTGGATGCGCTTGACTACTTCGTTCAGTTCGTCGTTTTGGAAGACCTCGGGCATGTCCTTGAGAAGACAGACGCACTCGACCGGCTCAAAACCTGGCGACAATCGGACGTAGGTAGTCGCGGTGGAGCGCCTCGAACACGTCTGGACGCTCCTGTTTGAGCTGGTGGAGCTCCATGCTGGTCCAGTTCTCCCAAGGCTGGACGCACACGGTCTCCGTTGTCTTCGTGCGGCAGTCCAGGGGGCGGCGAATCTCCGGGGCCGCTCATCCTGTCACTGATGGCGAATGCCCAGGCGAGCGATCCCATGGTTCAGTCTTCGAGTAGGTTGATCCGGACGGCGTGAAAGAACTCAGCGACGAGCAGGTATCCGACGTCTGCGTCCATCGTGTCCTCGTCGCGACGAGCGGCGCGCAGGCATCGAGCAGCCACCCCCGGCTTCCACCGCGCCTCGTGGAACCGGTTCAGAGTTTTTTTGCCTTCACCTTCTCGTGGAGCTTGGCGAGCTCGGCGAGTTTGTTGCCGAGGGTGACGACAATGAACGGGTAGTCGACGACCACCTGGTCGAAGTCCTCAGGCCACACGACGCACGTTGCCGCGAGCCCCTTGAAGGCGTCGAGCTTGTTGCCGTCCTTGTTCCCACCGTCCTGCAGGAACCTTTCGACCTCCGGCTCGGTGGGCGCCTTCGCGACGTAGTCGTCGCCATCCTCGTCGGTGAGAAGGTAGAGACGGCCGCCGTGCTTCTGTTTCAGCTCGGCAATGGTTGCTTCATCGACTTTCGGCATGATTTCCTCAGACCCGCTTGCTGACGCCGGGCTTTCCGTTCCAGAGAATGATTCCAGCGACGAGGAGCTCGACCTTGACAGGGATTGCCTCGTTGCTTCCCTTGCCCGCGCTCACCGAGGGCTTCTTGATGCGACACCGACGGATGGTGTCAGTGATCATGGGTGATACGTTCTTCTCGCTGTACGACACCGTGAGCGTGAAGAACTGCTCGTACGGTGCGTCTCCGAGCGAGTCGAAGAACTCCTGATAGTGGGAGCGTGTGTGGAACTCGAGCGAAGCATTACCCGCATACGGGCCTTTCGTCGCCCCGACCGGATTGCCGTCGCCATCCGTTACCACGGCGCCGTCCAACTGGTCGTCGTAGTCGATGTTGGAGATCATGTCTCCGCGGAGCTTGCCCACCGAGATTCGGAGCGACGAGAAGCTGTACTCGTGACCGTTGACGTTGAATCCCATGATGTCCCTCCGATCACTCGCTCACGGTGCGGGTGAAGCCGATGTCGTGCTCGATCCACTTCGCGTCCGGCCTGATCTGGATGCGCGTCTTGCAGCGGAGCGTGCGGTTCGTGTAGACGCGGTTCACCACGAACGCGACCGCGCTGGCGTTCTTGTCAGCAACGATCCCATCCTCGAGCATCTGCTTGATGAACTCCTCGATGCCCTTCGCTTCGTGCTCGGCAAGGGTGCCTGAAGCCGCGAGCTCGAAGTCGTCATGCAGGTACTCCCACAGGCCGGCATCGGAGATGCGCAGCGCCTTGTCCATCACTCGACCGTTGCGAAGCTGCGAGAAGTCAGATCCCTGCGCGGCAAGGGTGTAGTCGTCCTCGACGAAGTACCCGGCCCCCGCCTTCTCGACGTAGGTGCGAAGGACGCAGAATCGACCGGTGTCGGTGCCGAGCCCAGGCGTCTTTCGCTCGTCTCGGTGCAGGCTCGTAATGCCGAGCAGCGTGCCGTCCTTGGTGCGTCCGATGTGCGTGCTGCACTTCGTGGCGAGAGCCCTTCGAGCCTCCACCCATGCTGCCGAGCGCTTGTAGTAGCGTCCGTCGACATCCGAGAAGAGCTCGACGAATCCAGCGCCGCACACCACGCGCTTCGCGTCGGTGTTGATCGTGGCGGACAGCAGGTTCACGTCGGTGTCGTCCGCACCCTCGATGAAGACTCGCATGTAGCGCTTCGAGGTCTCCGCGGCGGCGAGCTTGGTCTGAAGCGCTGCGGCCAACGCGGCAGTCGCTGCGCCGTCGGCCGGGGTCCCCACGATGAGGCCCAGCGATGCCTGGTAGGGAGTCAGCAGGAATGCATCGATGGCGTCGTTGAGCTCGGAGGTCGAGAACCCCGGTGCCGAACACGGCCAAGTGTACGTCTCGTCCTTCACGTATGCGCCAGCGGGGAAGGTCAGCGTCATCCCGCTATCCGGAATGACGTACGTCCCCCCCGCCGGGATCTGGATGATGCCAGAGTAGGTGTCACCGCCGTCGAGGCTGATCTTGAATTCGCCAACCCCAAGGTCACCGGCCTTCGTGACGGCGAGGATGGGCTCGTACGCGTCGTACGGGGCGCCTGCGACAGTGATGGTCGGACCAGCCCCGGACTTCGTGATGGCCCCTGCGACGCCGGCCACATCCTTGTTGACCGGCACCAGGAGGATCGGGCCGGAGCCGAGCAGATAGGACGCGGCATGCACGAGTGGGCCGAAGCCCTGCGCAGCCTTCATCTCGTCCTTGTCGGAGTACGAGTAGACGGTGTCATCCGTGCCGCCGGAGCAAGCCCCGAACACCACCATCACGTTTTCGATGCTGGCCGGAACGGTGCCGAGGGCCCCATCGCGAACCGTGTTGTAAACTCCACCAATCGTCATGGGTCACCTCACCGGAGCGGCATCTTCTCGGCCGCGTTGATCGCTTTGCCGTATTCGGCCTCGGTGAGCTGAACACCGGACCGGATCCACTTGTGCAGCGCCTCCGCAGCAGCGAAGAGCCACGCGGGAGTGTTCTTTGCCTTGCACCACTCCTCGGGGGGCTGGCGCACGGGGGCATTCGCGTCGGCGGTGACGCGCGTCTCGCTCTTCTCTTCCATGGTCACGGTTCTCCGGACTCGATCCAGCCGTCGCCGGATGTCGAGTCGCTCTCGTACGCCCAGCCGTCGAACGTCGTTGTTTCAACGAGCTCGTCGAGAATGGGCCAGTTGATCGTAACGGTCAGCACTTCGGCCTCACCGCGGCTGAGCCATTCCTGAGACTCGGCCACTGGCATGCTCCGTCGAGGAGTCATCGACGTGGACGTGTGTCGCTGCAGCGCGACGAGCTCGTTGTTCCGGATCGCCCGGAGCGTCACCTCGTCGGCCGCCCAGATGTGAATCTCCACGAGCTGGCTCTCGACCCAAAGCTTGCGCGGATTGCCGCCTGCCATGTCCGCTCCGGTGAACTCCGAGTCGGCAGGAATCCAGCAAACATACGGAGGCGCCTTGCGCTTGTTCAGCTGCTTTCGTCCGAAGCCATGCGGGGGAGCATTCACGCCCAACTCGGCCACGACGGCGTCCATGAGCTGCTCAAGCTCACACTTCTGGTCGGCCATACGTCAGCTCCCGAAGTGCGCCTGCATGAAGTCGTCCGCGGCCTCGAGCGCGCGGGCGTCGAGCTCCGCTGGCATGCCGTTGAGGGGGGCGAAGGGGCGGGCAGGAATGATCACCTTCTTCGCAAACACGAATCCGCCGCCCTGGCGCCGAGCTCCCTGGCGTCGAGTGCCCCGGCCGCTCTGCTTGAACGACACGCCCTGGAACCGCAGCGCCTTCGCTTTCTTCGGTCGGATAGTCGCGCCGTACTGGTGCGTCGTAGCGTACTTCACACCAACGCTGACCTTGAATCCGGTAGCAGACACGCTGATCGGTGTAACGGCGCCGCGCATGATTCCGGAGTTGAGAAGGGGCTTCTGTCCACGCCCATTGGCCGAGCTCCGGAACTTGAGGGGGGCCCATCTGTCTCCGTATGGGCTCTCACCACGTCGAAAGCAGTCGGTCATGAAGTCGCGGTATTCCTCGGCGAGGTTCTTGACGAAGGCCTTCTTCCACGCGGACGTGGTGAGCCGCTTGAACTGATTGCTGAGCTTCCGCGCTTTGCCGAAGTCGCCGACGACGCCCATGTCACCAACCCCGCAGCGGACGCGTCACGACGCACGCTCCGCCCTCTTCCACGGTTGGGGTCGAGTCCACGATGTCGTCGGGCTTCACCTTCCCGGTCGAGACCTTCTCAAACCACCGAATGGCGTCCTCGTAGTTCAAGCGGATGAGTTCGTCCTTGCCCTCCGGCGCGTACCCGGTGGACACCATGAACAGATACGCGGCAATCGATGCGGTGTGCCTGGTAACGTCTTCGCCCCAGCTCACCAGGGGCAGGGTGTACTGGTTGCCGAGGTAGCCGGCGGCGGTACCGCTTGCGGCGATGAGGGCCCGATTGAGCTTTTGCGCGTCGGCGCCGTCCAGCGCGTCGCCAAGAGACAGCGCCTCGAGGTCCTCCGCGTTGGCAAAGAGCTGCTGCGCCGCTCCGGTGACCAACAGCGTCGCCGATGTGCCAACAAGCGTGTAGGCGACTCGCACGTAACGGTCGAGGCCGACCAGCGCGAGTTCCTCCGTGCCAGCGGCGGTCGCCGTTGTGAAGGAACCCACCGTCCGCCAGGACGTCTCGTCCGGGGAGGTCTGGACAGCAACCTCGACGGACGTACCAACGAGAGCCGCCACGACCAACTGAAGCTTCGCCGCGGTGCGATACTCGCCGATGTCGACGGATGCACCTTCCCCGCTCGCGTCGATCGTCGCCAGAGCGAGCGGGGTGATGGCGAGCTTATTGGCCATGATCAGCTAGGGTCAGGGTTCCTGGTAGTTGCCGACCAGGCGCCAGTTGGTGCCGTCGAAGGCAACCCGGCAGCCCGCAACCTTCGAGGCGGTCATCGTCATCAAGGTGCCAGCGCCAGCGCCTCCGTTGACGATCGCGACGGTGTGCGCGCCGGCGGTCGCTCTGGCGATGTCCAGCGTGTCCCCCGCCTTCGCGCCGGTGGTCCCGAGCGTCAGCGTCGAGTTTGCCGCGGTGGCATCCACGTACCGGAATCGCCCCTCGCCCACCTGGATGGTCAGAGCGCCAGCAGTGAACGTCGCGACTGCCGCGCCGCCCGACACCCGACCGAAGGCGATCGAGGTGGTGCCGATGACGATCGCGCCGGTCGTGGTCAGCGCGTACTCCTCGTTCGCGCTGATGGTGCCCTTCCGAACCGACACGCGCAGCCCACCTCCGTTGGTAAGAGCCAGGTCGGCGTCCGGGTGACGGGTGAGCGGGGCGGTGGTCGAAGCCACCTTCCCCACCTGGTAGACGCCGTTCTCGGTGCCAGTGGTCTGGTTTTTCAATAGTACGAGGTCACCTTCGACGAGGGTGACGCCGTCCATGGTAGTGGAGCATGCGGTCAGGTCCGAGACGTTGGCGGTGCTCGCCGCGGCGACAGCCATGACGAGCAGTGCGCCCGCCATCGGGTATCCAAAGGGAGAGAACATGAGTCTGTACCTTTCAGCCGCTGAGCTGCGGCCGTGAATGGTCGAAGTCGAGAACGGTCAGACGGCCTCGCCGCTGACGGAATAGGTGGCAGTCGTGGTGCCGCCAGAGAGCGCCCAGTTGGCGCGCGCGTAGCGATCACAGCCAGCAAAGGACAACCGTTCCGTGCCTGTGCCGGTGGCTCCGGTGAACGCGCCGAGGGAACGCCACGTCGTGCCGTCTTTGGACGTGTAGACAGTGACGGTCAGGGTGGTGCCGGCCCCGAGGGCCGTCACGTCGAGGTCGAGCAGCAGGGCAGCCTTGGCCCCCACTTCGACCGTGTCTCCGTTGCCACTTGCCCCACTGACCGACTTGGCGGAGGCGAGAGAGATGTCGTCGTAGTGCTCCATTCGACGGAGCCGTTCGTTCTTGTACGAGCCCATGATCAGGTCTCCAGCTCCGCCAACGCGGAGAGAACGGAGCGAGCCGCCCGGCGCGAGAGGCCACGCCCGACGAGCTCGTCCTCGGTGGCGTCCTGCAGGTCCTCGATCGCTGCGTATTCTGCCGCGATAAGGTCTGCACGACGAGGAAAGTTTTCTGGGAACGGAGTGCCGGGCACGTCGTCTCGGATCTTGCGAAACACGCCCGCGAGCTCGGACTGCTCGGCATCCTGTCCCTGTGCCTGCATTGTCAGGACTCGCCTGTAATGCAGGAGCATCGATTCTCCAGCCATCGCTCCCCCGATGGGTCAGTTGTGAACGAGCAGGGCGATGCCTGGCTTGGTTTTGCTCGCCATGCGAGTGTAGCGATGGACCACGCCGTAGGTATGCACCACGACGACCGTAGCGGTGCCGAGGATGTCACGCCCCACCTCAACTTGCGGGCTGCCGTTGTACCAGCACACGAGTGCGCCGGGATTGGCGAGGATGGTGGTGTACTTCGCAGGGGAACTCCCGGCGGTCGCGCTGAGACGGTCGCTCATGCCGACAGGATAGCCCACGAAGCTCGACAGCCCACCTTCGACGGGGCTCACGAGCAGGTTGCGGCCCGTCGCGTCCTTGAGCTTCCACATGTCGTTCTCGACCTTGGAGTGGGCAAGGAGCAGCGCGCGTGCTGCAGCCTCGTCGCCCCACTTGGCGCGACCATCGATGACGAGGTCGGAGTCGATCGTGCGCGGCGTCGTCGCGTTATACACGTCGACCGTCATCGACGCCAACGTGGCGCGGGCCGCATCGATGAGCATGGTATCGACCTTGCCCCAGAAGCCCTCAACGCACTGGCGAGCAGCTTCCTCGTAGGGGTCGCCACCGCCAGCGGCCATGCGGGCCCAGTCGGTGATGGAGAACGCCTTGCCGATACGGTAGACGGTGGCTTCCTCCTCCGACATCGTGATCTTTGTGGGAGTGAACGCGCTCCCATCGGCCAGGGCTTCCCACTCGCCCACGGAGCCGAAGTACGGCACCTTGATCTTGGTGCCGACGGCATCCTCTCCCCCAGGGAAGCTCGAGTTGATGATTGCGGCGTTGGTGCCCCACAGGGCCTTCGCGCCGCCAGCAAATGTCGCCTTGACCGCGTCTTCGAGGACCTCGGCGACGATCACATCAGTGGTCTTGGTGGTCATGTGTCAGGACTCCATTCCTCAGGCCGACGCCTGGTCCTCGGCCTTCAGGGCCTCGTAGAGTTCGCGGTTGGTACGGTAGAGCTCGGCCTTCTGGGCGTAGCTGAGCTCCTTCCACTTCTTGCCGTTGGCCGTCGCGGCCACACTCTTCCCGGCAGCGCTCTCGTCGGTGTTGTTGGCCTTCGAAGCCAGTGCGAGGTGAACGGGCAGAGTCTCGATGTGGCCCTTCAGCCACTCGGGATCATCGAGCCCTTTCGCGCGGAGGGAGGACTCCATCGCCGGGGTGATCTTCTTGTCTGCGATCCCCTTGGCGATGAGGTCGTTGACCTTCGACTCCTTGGCGCCCTTCTCGAGCTTGACGATCTCGGTCTGGGCTTCCTCGAGCTTCTTCGCGCTCTCGCTCCAGCCCTCGAGCTTGCCCAAGGCTTCGCTCGCGCTCTCGGCCTTGGTCAGGGCGAGGACGCGCTGGGTGGTCTGCAGGGCGACGGACACGTCCGAAACGGCACGGTCGAGCGTCTGGGTGTTGGTCAGGGTCATGAGGGTCTGAATCACGCCCAGCTTCGCGTTGAGCGCGGCAGACACCTCGGCTTCGGTGGCATCAGCCTTGAGGCCGAGTGCCAGAATCAATGCAGCGCGATCCATGGTTGGATTGCCTTTCTCCGCCGTGGCGGGGGTTGCTTCCGTGGCACCCGGCACACGGATTGGATTCGTTCGTTCGTCGCGGGGAGGCCGGCGCGACAGCGCGATCGGCTCGTAGGTGCGTCGGACTTCCTCGACCTCGTCACCGAGCGTCGCATCGAGTCCTGACATCGTGAACTCGCGCCGGTACAGCTTCCCATTGAGCTCGTAGACGAAGAAGTCGTCGTAGACGGCCTCGATGTACGGCCACTCGTCGGGGATCTTGGTGCCCAGCGCCTTGCGGATCGCCCGGCTGATGTCCTCGAAAGACAGACCCGCCTGGAGCTTCACCGAGCGACGGTCCGCCGCCAGGAACTCGATTCCGAGCATGGCCGGATCGTTCGTAAGGGCGATGTTCCTGAGCTCGACGACTCGACCA